AAAGATCAATTTAAAAAGTTTAAACTATAAAAAAGGAAATATGGCTAAAAAAATATTAATAATGGGGTTACCTGGTTCAGGAAAAAGTTATCTAGCAGATAAATTGGTATCAAAAATTGATGCTGTTTGGTTAAATGCGGATAGAGTTAGAGAAGAAGCTAATGATTGGGATTTTTCAGTAGAAGGAAGACAAAGACAAGCTAAACGTATGAACGATTTAGCTCAGTTAGCATTAAATGAAAATAAAAATGTTGTTGCTGATTTCGTTTGTCCTACAGAAAAAACTAGAAAAGATTTTGCTGCTGACTATACTGTATGGGTAGATACAATAAAAGAAGGTCGTTTTGAAGATACTAATAAAGTATTTGAAAAACCTAATGAATATGATTTCAGAGTGCCTACTCAAAATGCTGAATTATGGTCTATAAGAATAGCTGATGAGATTGTTTCTTATGTATGGGATAATCGTAAACCAACAGCACAAATGTTAGGCAGATGGCAACCATGGCATGAAGGACACCAATCACTATTTGAAGAAATAATTAAAAAAACAGGACAAGTTAATATACAAGTAAGAGATGTACAAGGTGTTGGCGATAACCCTTTTGATTTTGAAACTGTTAAAAACAATATAGAACAAGCTTTAATTCCATATAAAAATAGAATTAAAATTACATTAGTTCCGAATATAACAAATATATGTTATGGTAGAGGCGTAGGTTATAAAATAGAAGAAATCGTATTACCAGAAAATATACAAAAAATATCGGCAACAGATATTAGAAAAAAAATGAGAGAAGAAGGAAAATTATAGTGATTACTAAACAAACAAAAACTTGTCCTCACTGTGAGACTAAATATGTAATAGCGTGGGATTATGAAAAGTATGAAATGAATCCAATTACATGTCCATTTTGTAGCCACGAGATAGATGAGGAAACAAGTGAAACAGATAACGATAGTTGGGATTGATTTTAGTTTAAACTCACCAGCAATTTGTGTAAGTAACGGTAGTTTTAAATTTGAAGATTGTAAATTTTTTTACTTAACAAGTAAGAAAAAACATATTGGTAATATGATGAAGAATATATTAGGTACTGAACACACAGAATACAAAAATCCTATAGAACGATTTGCCAATTTATCTACTTGGGCATTATCAATTATAAACAAATTAACAGATCCAAAAATCTTTATAGAAGGATATTCCTTTGGTAGTAAAGGTCAGGCCGTATTTCAAATAGCAGAAAATGGTGGTATATTAAAGTATAGATTAAAAGAATATGACTATAAGATATTAGTACCAAGTGTTATTAAGAAATTTGCCACAGGTAAAGGTAACGCAGATAAACAAAAAATGTATGAACAGTTTACTTCTGATACTGGAACAAACATGATGAAAACATTTGATATACCTACATTAAACAATCCAATTACAGATATTATAGATGCCTATTATATAGCTAAAGCTGGGCATGAAAGTATTTCTAAATGAAAAATGTAAAAGGTTGGTATTTACCAGATTGGGACAATCATTTTGAAGATAATATAATAAGAATCAAAGACAAAGGTTGCCAGTATCAATACTTACAAAGAGAATATGCTTTATCTTTTATTAAAGATTTTAAAAAAAATTGTATAGATGTTGGTAGTAATATAGGCTTTTGGTCAAAAGATATGTGTTTAAAATTTAATCATGTTTATGCCTTTGAACCACTTCCTGACAATATAGAATGTTATAAACAAAATTTAAAAGAATTTAAAAACTATACCTTATATGATGTTGCTATTTCAAACGTAAACAATATACAAATGCCTCTATATGTTTCAAGTAAAGAATGTGGCAACGCTAGTTTAAATAATTTTGGTGTACAAAAAGGAACAACAGGAAGTGAAATCAAATTAACCGAATTAAAAACTATCATAGTTGATGTTAAAAAAATTGATGATTATAAATTTAAAAATATAGGTTTTATAAAAGTTGATTGCCAAGTACATGAAAAAGAAGTAATAGAGGGAGCTATAGAAACAATACAACAATCAAAACCTGTTTTATGTTTAGAGTTGCCTACCAGAGATGTTGTAGAAAAAGAATATCGCAATAATATAATAGAATATTTAAAAAAATATAATTATACATTAAAGGGTATAAACGGTAAAGAAAATATATTTGTTTATGAACAATAATAAAATTTTAGTTATAACATCTTTTAATAAAAAATTATATGAAGAATATGCCCATAGATTTGTTGAAACTTATAATTGGCCTTTTGATTTGAACATATACTCAGAGACATTATTTAACATAAAACAAAATTATAAAGTAACAGAATTAGATAATGATTGTAAAAATTTTGTTGAAAGAAATAAAAATAAAAAATTTAAAGATTATATAACAGACGGTGTTAGATTTTGTTATAAAGTTTATTCGGTAACTCAGGCTGCCATCAATAGTAATTATGATATATTAATATGGGTGGATGCTGATAGTGTTTTTTATAAACCTTTAACAATAGATTTTATTAAGACCAATCTATACAAAGAGGATAGAATGATGACCTATCTGGGAAGAGGGGAACATTATAGTGAGTGTGGATTTTTATTGTGGAATTTAAGACATAAAGATACAACAGATTATTTTAAAGAAATGAAAAGAATGTATGATAGAGATTTAATATATAAAGAAAAAGAACAACACGATAGTTATATATGGGATTTGATAAGAAAAAAATTTGAAAAAGAAAGAAATACTATTAATATAGATATTGGAGACAAAAAAGTGGGTCATGTACAAGCAAGATCAATATTAGGATCATTATACGACCACACTAAAGGTCCAAAAAGAAAACAAATAGGTAAAAGTCCAGAGTCTAGAGTATGATAAACATTTTTATAGGTTATGATAGTAAAGAAAAGATAGCATACCATGTGTTATCAGAAAGCATATTGAGAAATAGTACTAAACCTGTTTCTATAACGCCAATATATTTACCAAATATCAAAGATGATTTTTTAAGAGAAAGAAATAGTTTATCATCAACCGAATTTTCTTTTAGTAGATTTATTATACCACATCTTATGAACTATCAAGGATGGGCATTGTTTATGGATTGTGATATGTTAATGAAAGCTGATGTAGAAGAACTTTGGAGATTAAGAGACGACAAATATGCTGTTCAAGTATGTAAACACGATTATACACCTAGAACAGAAACAAAATTCTTAGGACATATACAAACGGCCTATCCTAAAAAGAATTGGTCTAGTTTTATGTTAATGAATTGTAAAAAATGTATAAGATTAACACCTGATTATGTTAATAAGGCCAGTGGTTTAGAATTACACCAATTTAAATGGTTGGAAAAAGAAGAACTTATTGGTTCTTTACCTTTAGAATGGAATTGGTTAGCAGGAGAATATCCTTATAAGGAAGAAGTAAAAAATATTCATTACACAGAGGGTGGGCCATATTTTGAACAATATGCTGATTGTGATTATTCAAATGATTGGTATAATGTTTATAATAATATGGTAAAAATACAGTTATGATACAAGGATTTTGTACAAGGTGGGTAACAGATCAAATAATTAAACCTTTTGTCAAATCGGCAGATGGTGTAATACACGAATACAGAAAAGAAGTTGATATGTTATCAAGAGCTACTTGGCCTTTTTTTAAAAATAATGATGGCACTCCTTCTTTAGATGATATAAAAAAATATCCTGTAGTTGTTTTTGGCATACTAAGAGGAACAGGCGATCTAATTAAACAATGTAAAACCATAAAACACACCTATTATCATATTGACCATGCCTATCATTTTAAAGCAAAAGAACATGAAATCAATCCTATATTTAATGACAAGATGTATAGAATAACTAAAAACGAATTGATGATAAATTATATAGATAAATTAGATAACAATGATTACGAAAGAATAAAAAGATACAAAGGTTTTTATGAAATAAAACCTTGGAAAAAAACAGGAGACCATATAATTGTATTACCACCATCAGATCACGTTAAAAAATGGTATCATATTCCTAATTGGGAAATTGAAACAATAGAAAAATTAAAAAAAATTACTAAAAGAAAAATAGTTATTAAAACTAAAGACGATAATAGATCATTTAAAGAAATGTTATCTAATGCTTGGGCAGTTGTTACTTGCCAATCAACAGCATCAGTAGATGCTTTATTAGAAGGAGTACCTTCTTTTTGTGAGGAAATGTCAATGGCAAAACCAGTATCATATACTGATTTGTCTTTAATAGAAACGCCATTTTATCCTGATAATAGAGAAGAATGGTTTGATAGTTTATTAGCCAATCAGTATTTTATGGATGAAATAAAAAACGGTGTCGCTTGGGATAGGATAAAAAACAAATGATCAATTGTCATTTTATGAATTGGGATAAATGTTTATCTCACCAGATTTGGCCTGCCATATCTAAAGGTTGGCCTGATACAGATAAAACCGTAAACTTCTTTTGGGGATTAGCTGGCAAAAATATACCTAAAATAAAAGAATGTATTGATAAAGGTGAAGAATGGTGGTATGTTGATGTTGGTTATCTAACACAACAAATCGTAAGATATCCGGAACCAAGAATAATAGATAAAGATAAAACATATTTTAGAATAGTAAAAGGCAAACTACATACAACAAGAGGAAGTGTAGGAAGTGGACAAAGAATAACAGAGTTGGAAAGTAAAGGTATAGATGTTGAATTTAAAGGTTGGTATACTGGAGAAACAAAACACATATTATTGTGTCCTTCTTCAGAAATGGTAACTTATAATATTAATGGAATAAGTCAAGAACAATGGATTGAAGAAATTACAACTGAAATAAGAAAATACACACAAAGAGAAATAATATTAAGAAATAAACCAAGACCAGAAAACAAATGGTGGGGAACAGACATTAGAGACGATTTAAAAGATTGTCATTGTTTGGTAACTAATATGAGTTTATCAGCTATTGAAGCAGTAATGAATAAGGTGCCTGTTATATGTCATACTAGTAATATAGTATCACCTATAGCATCACACGATTTAAAATTTATAGAAAAACCTTTTAAACCCGGTAGAAAAACTATGATGGATTGGTTAGGTTTCGTTGTTGAAAACCAATTTACTATTGAAGAAATATCTAGCGGTAAGGCTTATAAAATATTAAAAGAACAAGATGTATGATAAACGTTTGTTGTGTCTATTATGGTAGTAAATATAAACCCGAATATGTACAAAATTTGTACAATATGGTTGAAAGAAATTTAACAATACCATACGAATTTTATTGTTTTACCGATCACGTTAATTTATTTGACCATGTGTATGGTAAAATACACTATAAATCTCTTCCAAGATATGATATGGAAGGTTGGTGGAATAAACTTCAGTTATTTAACTTAGAAACAGGATTAAATGGTGTTAATCTTTATTTTGATTTAGATGTAGTAATATTAAAAAATATAGATTGTTTTGCCACCTATGGCGATGATCACACCTTTAGTATAATTAACGATTTCAACCAACCAGACACAACATTTAATTCTAGTATAATGAAATGGAATAATACAACTGCTTCACCTATTATATGGGAAACTTATTTCAAAGACAGACCAAAATGGAGAAAAGTATCGGGAGATCAAAATGTTATTACAGACTTAATTAAAAAACAACCTATTTTAAAAGTTTTTCCTGATGAATGGACATTTTCTTACAAATGGTATAGTAGAAAGAAACCTAGATTTCATAAGTCAGAATGGACGTTTGAACAAGACCTTAATGCCAAGGTGGCCGTCTTTCATGGTAAACCAGATCCACACGATTCAGAACAAGAGTGGGTTAAAAATAACTGGAAGTAATTCGTTCATTACCTTCATAAGAACAAAACATGAACGTTTATTTTATTAAGTTATTGAATATAAACATCTATTTCTTTTAAAAAATGTAAAATAACGCTTGTATTAAGTATTTCAGTATGATATATTATATGTATAAACATTGAAATAAGGACTATAATATGAAAACTAAAGATTACGCAGTAGAAGTCGCAGAAAAAAAAACAGACGTTGTTAGAGAGTTATTACTTAATAATGAAATAACACAATCTCAAGCAGCAGATATGTTAAGTAAAATTCAAAATATTGAATTAATTACAAATATAGATTTTGATGATATTGCCTACGAGTGGGTAATGGAAAGTAGAGCTTAATTATGATATACTATAATAAAAGCGATCTTGGTAAAAGTGTGTATAGAGTTGTACAAGATTATGTTGTACAAGTTGCTTACTATGTTAAAGCTAAAGATGCTAATCAGGCAAGAGACCTTGCTTTAGAATATGGTGGTATTACTTCTGATAATGTAAAAGACATGATTAAACAAGATTCAGATCAATTAGAATTAGATTGGTATGATACTGGTTTTGATGATCAAACTGAAGAACATCTTGGTATAATTATCAATGATGAAAACGATCAAGATGAAGTTATGCTTGACAAATATGCAGAAGCAGTGTAGTATAATATTAACAACAAGGAGACTATATAATGATAAACATTGAATTAATACAAATAGATATAATCAATCAAATAATTGCTAGTATTGATCATGGTGATTTAGAATCAGCAAGAGATACAGCTATTAGATTCAGAGATACATTACAAGAAGATGTGGATAAAGCAGAATCGGATATTGATATACAATTACAATTAGAAACTGAAAGTAAATACGGTAAATAATATGTGTGATAGAACTATAAAAATTAGAAAAGGATCATTATTAGATGTTAATTCTAATACAAATTCAATAGAGTTTACAGTAAAAGGTATTAATACAAAAGCTTTTGGTAGACATATTGATAATTTACCA